TTTGTAATTAGATGGGTCGGGGTCTCCTAGTCCCATCTTATTCATAAAATCATCCATACTGCCCTCCTGAATATCCTGAGCAGCGGCACGACGTGCTTTGTTTAACCAATCTCTAGCAGTAGTATGTCTTTTGGCAAGTTTTTCTGCCCAGATCATATCCTCTAACTGTACTTCCTCCTTGTTTGCGATCTTTTTGCAAATAAACTCCAATCTGAGGCGATACTGAGTAGAAAGCATACGTTAGTCTCGCAATTTTGCTTGTAAATCTGTCACTCGCGTGTATTCGTCCAAAGCGGTTTGAGAGCGATATTCCAAGATAGAATGGATATCGTCCAGGATCACTTCAGTGTCAACATACTCGTCTAAGTATTTATCAAGGGCTTCCTTGAGATGACGTAATCGATGCCATTCTGGCGAATAAGGTTTGTAGTGTGTCATAGTAAAAAGTGCAAAAACCCTGGGGACCAAAAATTACCCCGAATTTTTTTTCGACCTTTTTTTGAATCAAAAGTCGATTTTGGTTTGGGGTCAATTAGTGGTATCGGTGGCAAGGAACCCATCGGGTCCTGGTCTTGTATGTCCACCGACCAGGGATCCACTCAGGTCTACCAGGCGCTTCGTAAAACCCTGTGTAGTAACCCTCTACCCAGACCTTTCGTGTGCGAGTTACCTTGCACTGAGGTCTGGGAGCATGGTGATGATAGTGATGGACGTGTCCATGATGATGGTCGCCGTCAAACGGCTCCCAGAATTCTTTCCAGGTAAGTGCTTGAGCAGGTGTTGCTGCAAGCAGTAGTGCAGAGGCGGCGACCAGTAGTTTCATCAGTCTTCAGCAGCGAGGGAAGCAAAGTAATCAAGGTCAGGACCATCGTCCATCCCATTCAACTCTTCTACTTTAGCACCAAACCCAGAGGGTGTGGGGTCAGGGGCGACCACTGGATCATTTGTCACAGTGATATCAGGAGAGTTGAATCCACCGTCGTAGACTGCCTCGTCTTGCTCATCACGAGTGCGGACCTGAGTCCGACCCTTGTTAAGTACAAGATTCAGGCGAGTCTCCAACTCCTCAAAGGATTTGAATGCACTGGGGTCAGTGAATTCCTTGAGGGAATGCTGGGACTTCCAGATCTCTTCCAGTCGCTCGTCACTGAAACCACCGAGGGTTGCAGGTGCAGCGAAGTCAGACTTGTCGTAATTCCAGTAACCACCAATGGTCTGGATCTTGATACGGAAGTCAGCACCTTTCCAGAGATCGAAAGGATTGATAGGATCTTCATCCTCAAACTGAGGTTGCATTGCACCCACGATCTTGTCGTGAATCTTCTTGCCATACTTATACAGGAATACCTTACCCTCATTCTCGGGGTTGAGTTGATCCTTCACGACATAGATGTTGCTGTAGTAGGAGAGCTTACGCTTCTGCTTACGAGCAATCTCTTTGTCAGAATCAAGACCGCTATTCCAAAGAGTGCGATTCAATTCACCAACAGGATCTTTCTGACCCAGAGTGGTGAGAGAGTTTTCAATATACCATCCACCAGGACCTTGGAATGCGTGGGACCAAACCTGTGCCCAGGGCAGATCTTCCCCGTCAGGCTCAGGCAGGAAACGGATGACGGCATAACCGTTACCCGACTTGTCCACCCCAGGCTTCCACAGACGCTCATCGGGACCAGCACCTTGAGGTTTGGACATCTTCTCAATCTGCTGAGTCAGTTTAGAAAAGGACCCAGACTTGGACTTGAGACTTGCAAATGACATTGTATTTCTCCGTTGTGTTTTGTGTGTATGTGTTGGGTCTTACGTCCAGGCGGGTCTCCCCGACTCATCTGCCCAACAAAAGTATTATGGCATAGTATTTATGCCTGGTCAACCTGCCGTGTGCGGTTTATGATCAGGATCTTCTCACCATCGTGGGTGAATTGCAACTCGTCGTCAGGGTCCCAGAGCAGCTCCTCGTATAGGTCATCGAGTTTCTGCATGTCTTCGTACAATGCGTTAGGATTGGGCATCTTTAATCTCCTTTCTCCAAGTCTGTAGTTTGTCTTCCATCGTTTGCATAATCATCATAAGATTCATGCCACCAGAATATTCTTGGGACAGTGTGTCAATACGATCTTTAACAAACTTTGCTTCTTCATTCTCATCATCAGGACTGATGCCATGAGATGCTAGAGCAAGGCGAGAATAAAATACTTTTTGTTTTGCGATCAACTCAAGAGTCTTTTCAATATGATCAAGTCTCTCCTGAGGTGTGAAGTCTTTGAGACCAGCAGACATTTGCAGGAGATCTGTATAGGTCTCCTGAATATCATCCAGCTCATCCTTCACTACATCTGATTTGAAAAATGATTCGTCAGTCATAGCGGAAGTACTCCTCTGCTTGTACGTTTAATATAATTAAGTTGTTGGGCATCCCACTTGATCTTATCCTTCAGTGGTTTAGATATTAGTTTACTAACAGTCTCCACTTCAATCTCAAACTCTTCGCAGATAGATGTCACTGCTTCGATGTAATTGATAAGTCCTTGACTATCTTTCACTCTTGCTTCAACGAGTGATGTAAACTTTCCTTGTGTCATAAATTTGTCTTCAATTTCTTTCATTGAATACCTCCGACGTAATACCGATACTCTTGGATCCAGTCAATGAGTGTATTCATGTAAGGAATTTTATCATACTTTTCTACAACTTGTGTAGTCATATCCTCTGCAACAGAGATTGTGACCAGTTTATCTACTTCAACACCAGTCATTTCATAGTACATGTATGCGTATGCTGCTTCTTGGACAAAGAATTTCTCAAGGTGTGCCTCTTTCTTTAGTTTGGTTGTAGTTTTGAAGTCAATGATCGCTAAAGAGCCATCAAACTCAGCAATACAATCAACGCGCCCAGCGATGCCCAACCGAGTGCTATAAAGAGGAGCTTCCAGAGCGTGAATGTTAGAAATACGATTAAGATCCTGACGAGCAGCCCGAAAAAGGTAAGTGGGAAGACCCTCGCCCTGCGTAGCTTCTTCCAATTCATTTTTAAGATACCTCTCAACAATAGAATGATATTTTGTGCCTCGCCATGATGCTGCACGACGAATGCGCTCTGCTTCAGTAAATCCTACTCGTGATTCCCACGCTAGGATACCCTTTTTAGTATTATGACTGACCACAGTGGTCACACTAGGCAACCACCCTGAGTCAGTCTTATAGAATCTTCCATGATCTAATGTCCTGCTCTCCAATTCTATGAGAGGAGAAGCAGGACCCACATAATTAAACATCAATCAAAACCCATGTTAATTTTGGAAACAAGATACTCTCTGACAAGACCAGATCTTACGATGTCTTCAATACCAAACTCAACACAGTCAAATGATGGCATGGATTGGAGGATCTTCATAAAGTCTAGCACACCAGTGCGCTCATTGTTTTTAATGAGGTCAGACTGAGTGTAGTCTCCAGAGAAAATGATCTTAGCATCCTCACCAACACGAGTGATAATAGAATCCAGCTCGTGGAAGTTGAGATTACTAAACTCATCCACAATGATAATGCATTTGTCAAGGGTTACACCACGGATGAATGATGTAGACCAGAATGATACCGTCTCCTGAGATCTGAGGTTATCATACAGTGCTTCAAATGCTGCATCATCAGGCATTTCAAACATGTACTTCACCATATTCTTATAAGGAATCTGGTAAAGGTTACTCTTATCTTCATGGTCTCCAGGAAGGAAACCAATCTCTCTGGTAGGCACCAGGGAGCGGACCATATAAACCTTCTCGTATGGAGTGCCAGGGTCCAGGACTTCTTTCAGTGCCAGGTAAAGACTAATGAAAGTCTTACCTGTGCCTGCAGCGCCATGCAGGACTAGATTCTTTCCTTCAGCATACGAATTGAAAACCACCTCTTGATTATCAGTCAGAGGCTCGATCGTTTTTAGGTGATCAAGGTTGATTGGTTTCTTCCTTCTCATTTGCTTAGGGGAATAGTTTGATACTTTGAGTGTCTTGCGACGTGTCTTGGACTTTACAGCAGTAGGCATAAATCAAGTGTAACGGGACAGGTTTGCTCTAGGGTGGTCGGCTTGCATCTTCTGCATAACCTCTTTGAATCCGTCTGATTGCTTGGGCTCACCATAGGTGGTGCCCGCAACTCCTGCGGACCAATCTTTATCCCAATCGGGATTCGCGTCTCTCCATTCTGAATACTCCTTCATGGACATGCGAAACTCTTTCTTTTCGCCTGTGGTCTTATTTATTACGTTGTATGTTGGCATCATTCTATAAGGATAGCGGGTTGATCATAGCATTCACTGTTGCATCCACAATCATCTGACTGACACTCCCACTCCATTGCCTTAGCAACGATAGGAAACTGACAGATGAAGTGTTGCTTACATAAGTTAGCAATATCCATGTGCTCCTTCTGAGTGCCATGACCAGACCTCAGATCAATATAATGGATCCATGAACGCACAGAGCCCGTCATGAAAATACGGGTGGGCGCGGCGAGGGGAAGCACAAAACGAGCACACTCCTTTGCAATTCCTTCTCGCAACAATTCATTGTAGAGATCCATTCCTTCAATGAAGTATTGGTGGATACGACCTTGGAGAAATGCTTTTGTCTCTGGAGACACACCGTCAATGCTATTCTGACGATTCTTTGTGTCTTGCAGACGCAGGTCAGGCACCTCGATCTCACTAGCAAGCAGGTTGGTATCTGCATAGCGTTGTGAGAACTCTTGGTAGGTAAAACTACGGTGCCTCAGAATTTGAGCTGCCAGTCCCCTTGTAGTATTGATTTCAAGCGTCATGAATGCTTGCTCAAACACAGACCAGTGACCATGCTTGATGCAGTACTTCAACAGTCCAGCAACCTCAGGGTTGCTCTGATTCTTTGGATTGCTTACACGAGCAACGTATCCCATATGCTTCTCAGCATCAGGGGTCACAGATACTAAGCATACCTTAGAGGAATGCTCAACAGGATCAGAATAAAATTTAGTCATTCTTAGGGAAAATCAAGCGGGAGATAACAATAATGCCCATGCTGTGCCAATAGTTTAGCGCGGCGAGTCCAAAAAGTCCAGGGATAAAAGCATTCCACACCACCATAAGGATCAGTGGTGAGATAAACAAGGTGCCGAGGGCAGCGGCAGCCTTTGCACCCATCTCTACATTCTTTTGTTTCTTCTCATCCGCTTTCACTTCTTCAAGGGCAGCTTGCATAGACTCTTGGAAGTCTTTCAATGCCTGCTCTTCTTTACGTCTCGGATCAAAGTATGCGCCATCAGGTTTCATGATTTTCCTTTCTTTTTGTTTGGATCTTGCCATAGTTTAGGACTAACTCTTCCTTCAGTTTGGGTCATGGTAACAAAATCATGACGATAGTTATCCCAATAGTGATCAAAGATGTCTACCTTTTTAGTAGCGACCACAATATCAAACATGGTCTGCCCATCTTGTACATATTCGACAAGATAAGCAGTGTGTGGCAGTGTGCGGTCTTGTGCTAGAGACGGATCACATTGGGCATGGATGATTTTAACTTTCAAGTGCGATTACCCCATTCAATCTGTGGGAATGCTTCCTTCACCACAGCCTGTGTAATACGATACTTCTTATGGAGAGTTTTGTTAATAGCCTTAACCAAAACTTCAGCTTCAGATTCATGCAGTCCCTCTAGCATCTGAATAAACATATTCTCTACTCGCATCTGAGGGACAGTATCATCTCCACCCTTAAAGAAACGATAGAGTTTCTTACCCTCTTGCTCCAGGAGAGTGTGCTCTGTGCCCTTGGGTGCTTCGTTAGGACGATAGGGGACATCTTCACCCAGAGGCACACGAGGGACGATGCTTTCGTCAAAATTGATAACGAATAGGGACCTCAATGTCTGAGTGTTGTTGTCTTGAAGAATTTTAATCTTAGCTGCCTTCGTCTTGGCATTGTGTGCTTTCTGAAGGACTTCGGAAATCATCAGTCTCATTGTTAAAAATCAGTAATGTTGTCAAGCATTTCATTCAGTTTATTCTGAATGAGGTATGGATACATCTTGCCCCGTGCTGGGGTCTCTGTATTCTCAAAAGTATTTATGATGTTATCAGTTACTTGAGATGGAATACAGTCAAAGTCAATCAACTTTTTGTTACGCTCATAGTTTTGAGCAGTAACATCATCAGTAAATTGCTCTGGTGACATGTCAATCCAACGTGCAAGTTTTGCCTTGGACATTGGACGTTGCCTCTTCCCTGCGACAAATGTATCGTCATCGGAAAGGAAGTTTGGGATGCCATCAGAGCGATCACCCTTAAGGATGTGCTCCGCAATGTACATCTTTGGATCTTCACACTGGACAAACTTCTTCTGGATAGGATTGTATTGATCAACAAACCTATACTTCTGAAGTTGTTGGAAGTCCTTATCTCCAGACAGAATGAGCACCTTCTGAGCAGGTTGCATATTATTCTGCAGTCGAATGTTTCGGAGACCCTGGTCCTTTACGAGTGTCGCAATGATATCATCTGCCTCAGCACCATCCACTTCAATTACTTTGTAGGGAAAGTGCTCGCGGATCTCATCGCGAATCTTATTTAGCACCTCAAAGATCTCATTCCAATCTAGTGCAGACTTCTCTCTGTCCTTCTTGCGAGTGCCCTTGTAGTAAGGAAACTCTTTACGTCGCCAGTAGTGCTTACTATCATAACAAAGGACCAGCTCACCATAGTCCTTGTAAAACTTCTTACGGTAAGACCGTAGAGAATTCAAGACCATATGGCGGACCAGTCCTTCACTAATCTGTGCGCCTGTGCTTGTCAGTGAAACCATCAGGTTGCTGATGCAAACCTGATTCATGTCAACGAGGATCATTCAACCTTCAATCGTCTTCATCAGACATCATATCATCATCGTTGTCGATCCGCAAGTACAAAAGCTCAGATGGGTCAATCATTTCACCGTCATTCATCATCTCGGGGTGCATTACAACGGCAGCATACTCTGCCCTCTCTTTCCACTCATCAAAAACCCCCTTGAGATTCCATGCAGCGATGAGTCCCAAGAGGAATGATCCGATTGTGAGAAAGAAAGCGATGTAAAGAAAACTTAGGTCTGCCATAACGCTTCTCCTCTATGTCCTATTATTTAGTAACCTTTTTCTTACGTCCAGGTTTGCGCTCAGCATGATACTTCCATGCGTCCTCAAGGATACCATAGAAATACTTTCTTAGTTTCCTTGCTTGTGGTTTTCCAATGTGACCATACCCTTCGCGAAGAGTTTTGTCACCACCTTTAATATAATCATCCAACTCTTGGACTAGATCGCTAAGGTTAGCAGCGGTTTGGGATTCAATAAACTCATTAGTTTCACGGCGGGTCCACTTACCCGCCTTAAGATAATTGTACATCTTGAATAAGAGTCTACCGTTAACCATTGCTTCATCGATAGCACGATCAACGAGTTGATAGACTTCTTGTGTGTCTTTCATCAGAGCAGTTTCGACTCCCTTAGATACTTAACAGTTTCAGTGCAACCACCTTTCTTCTGACCTTTGATGATCACTTGCGGGAAGGTAGCATTACGACCAAACTCATTATAGAATTGCTCGCGAGTAAAGTTTACACCAAGTGTGAATTCTGCGAAAGCCCATCCTTTAGATTTATATACTTCCTTAATCTTAGTGCAATAAGGGCATCCGTTTCTTGTATAGATTGCTGTTTGTCCAGGAGTAGTTGACATAATAATTCAGGGGTAAAGAAAAGGGTCCCCTAAGGGACCCAACAGAGCATCAGATTCCGTCAGTATTATATATCAGAAGGAATACTTCAGACCCACCTTAGCACCATAGCCACGATCGATGTCGCTGTCGCCGCTACCGACGAAGGACACTTCACCATATGCACCCAGTGCATCGGTCACAGCAACACCCAGACCTGCCTTACCAGAGGGGACAGTATCGCTGTCACCACCGTCAGGGGAGACCAGGGTAGCGCCACCCTGCACATAGTAGGAAGCAGAGGAGCCAAGGGCACCTTCGTAGCCCACATGGAAATCAGTTGCAGCACCAGTGTAGTCAGCGCCAGTCCAACCAGCATTGGTTTCCACGTTGACGTAGGGACCTGCAAGGGCAGCAGCGGGAGCGAAAGCGAGAGCAGCAGCGGCTGCGAAAGCAGTTTTGATCATTTGTTTTACCTCGTTTGTTTACTTGCGGAATGGTTACCCGCAGATGAAAAGCACCTCGACTTGGTGCTGTTGTAACAAACCGTTACGATAACGGTGTCGTATTTATAATAGCAGAAGTTTGAAAATTGTCAACCGTGTGACAGTTGGTGTTGGAATTCCAATGTCGCACTACTCCTGCCACGATAAAGCAATTGGTGAAGAGATAAGAAAGAAACACTACAGTCCTTACGACAAGGACATAGTTGTCATACGGCTCAGTTTTCTCATCACTGAAACTACCGAGCGAGTACTTCCAGACCTTCAGCGCCTTTCTCATACTTGCCAACCAATTGACTGGAAAGATTATAGTGCAGGATGTGTCCCTCTGTCAAGACATAGTATCCAACGATCTCTTTCCCGTCATCCCTCCACCCGTAAGCAATGACCCTCTCATGGATGTCGTGATCATCAAGGAGTCTATCTGAGTGCAGATAGTGGTTATACTTCTGGTGCAGGTTGATCATCGGCAATCTCCTCGTCTTGCTTAGAAAGCATATCACGGATCTGTGACATATCTTCCTCCTTAAGACTATCTATAGAATCACCCTCCTCTTCTCGGGGATCAGGATTATCTTCTACGATACCGACTGCCTTCTGAATGTACTCAAGGTCTTCTAACATACCAACAGGCACAAACCCACCTTGGAATTGCTCTTTATCTGTTGGTTTAGAATCCATACCCTGCACCTCTGCAAGGTTAGACCTCCAATACTTTTTCATCTTCTTCATCATCTTGGCACGACCCTTGGGATCGTCCTTGTGTTTCTCGATGACTTTTCTAAGTGCTCTCAATTCACGAGAGGACTTGTCAAGACTTCTCTCTGCCCACACCTCATTAGATTGAGGTGTAAAGTCACCAAATCCTTTTGCCATAATTAGTCTGCCCCCTGGGTTGATTCTGAAACTCTCACTCTAAAATGGACCCTATGTTTAAGGTTATCGTTACTAAGATACCATATCGGAGAAGTTTTGTCATGTGATCTCTGATAGAAGACCTCTTTCGCTGATCTCTTAACAGAGAATGTACCTCTCTCATAATATGCAGAGAGTCGCTTACTCTTCTTCTTAGTTGGGTAGTAAGGAGAAGTTGAGTTGTCTTCCATGGGACTATACACAACCTCAGATCCTGTGTCATCCCTCTTAGGTGGCCAATAGAAATCGAATTCATCTCCTTCTGAGTAACCCCACCCTTGCTGCAACACATCAACCAATTCAATAGCACAGAACCAGATCTCTGGATAAATGAAACCTCTTGGTTCAGGATCACGGAAAGGAATTGCCTTGGTTGAGTAGAAGTGGAATGCCACACGGATCTTTGCAAGTCGTGAAAGCGTTAAACCCTTCTCCCAACTATCTATCTCCTTTGCATTTGGCACCAGATAATAATCCTGCACAAATGTATTAGGAGACTCCCAACCATTTGCTGCCCAGAATGACTGAGCAGCAGTATATAATTCAGTACCACCAGCGTCATACCATGGTTTCTCTTTCCTAGCAAACAGAGTTGGAGAATAAGTTTTCAGCACACTCTTACTACCTGCAGGATCTTGTTGAAACTCGAATCGTGTAATCAGATGTTGCTGAAGCAACTCATTATAAGTGCCGCCAATTCTCTGCATCAGATAACCATATCGGTCCTCATTCTTGTAAGTATTCAGAGCCTTCTCTGGATATCCAGTATCAATGTAACCATTAACAGCAGTTGGTAGCAAATTATTATGGCGAGTGCGTCTGTCTTGACCCCAGATACCAGGATTATTTTGTCCAAGACCAGGCATGTTGACCTGAGCACCGTTATCCCAGACCTGTGTGTAATACTCCTGGTGTTTTCTCTCATCCACTTCAACTTGATAGCTCTGACCTGCAGTACTTCCAGCACGCCAGTCCTTACCTTCCCTAGCATCAAAGGATGAGGGTTGGAATTGCATTTGAATGCCTGTGATCTGACCACCAACTGCACTAAGACCTCCAGGTAGGTTAGAAAGATTCCAGTTTTGTGATTTCAATTGACTCTGTGCTTTCTGGTTTGCCATGGTGACCAATCTGATCGTCCACTGATGATCAAATTGCTCGCGACCCATGTCATATAGAGCAGCAACAGGACCAATGCTTCCGTTTGGTGGACCAGTCCTTAGATGAGTAATCTTAAAGCGTAATGTATCTCCAGGATCCAAAGTGATATCACCATTATGAATATCTACACCAATCTCTGGCCAGTCTTCTGCAATCATGGTGCGATCAAAGATCTCACTACCATTCTTCCACATCTTCATTGAGAATCTGATGCAAGCAGAATTCAAACCTCCAGTGATACCACCAAAGGATTTGAGTCTGTATGTTGCAGGGTTGACTGCAGTGATCGTTTGATCTCTCTCCATTGTGGTGTCATATTCACCAGTGCATTTGCCACATTCCCATGCAGCATCCCATGTCTCAACTGAAGGTGTGGTAGTGCCACATTCCAGTCTAGCAATGTACATATCTCTGAAGTTATTCTTGAATCCTCTGGGGTCACAATCACCCTTCTGATTCAACTTGAGCATGACAGGATCAGGAGCAGGATCCTTATAGACATAGCACTGAATACCCTCGTATTTGTATCCGTCCAAGCTTTCCCATGCAAGTCTATGCCAGAATCTCAAGTCATCATAATCATCATCACCATCAATCAAATCTTCCCAGAATTGATGACGCTCACCCTTCCATTTAGTCTGATCTTTATTGTTGGGATTCCAATTCCGATCAGAGAAGAGACAGTAATTACTCTCTGCAGTAGAGATACCACTACCTCGGAATCCATCACCAGATGAGCTGAAAGATATACTTTGGTTGACACTAAGATTGTTTTGACCACCACCATCAGGGATCAAGAAGAAACCAAATGTTTCTCCAGCATATTCTTCCAGTTTACTCTGAGGTAAGGTCACCTCATATATTTGACCAGTGCTTGCTGAAGTGACAACAACTACACCTTCCTGGGGACCACTCTCGTCAGCATAATAAATGCCCAGAGCATTGTCATATCCCGCACTACCCTTCTCGCAGTCGATAACAACCTGAAGATCATCGGCAGGATCAGTGGGGACTCTATATGCAAAGAGACCTGGGACCAGTTGTGGAGGCTCATCTGGTACCGCAGGATCAATTGAGTACTTGTGATCTTTTGTACTTGGATTGTAGTAGCGATGCAAAGCATGGAGTTGCTCATCTCTACCAATGTAAGAGATACCATCCGACTTTCTTTGGAATACATATCCAAGAATAGAATCAAACACCATGTCTGAACTATTCATGGTGGCTCTTTCACCATCACCGTCACCATCAGGTCTACCTGGGTTAGTAGTCAGGAAGTTATCTCTAATACCACTACTACTTCTATATTTGAAGAGAGGAATAGCAGAGTCTGCAGAGTCTTGACCTGTTACAACAAATGAAATTGTAATAGGTTGCTGCCCCCGCTTCCCATTGTGCTTTGGCATGAATGTATGTGTAAATTCTGTGCCACCCTGAGGCAATTGACCAGACCAACTATCAATTGTCCACATACTATCAATGTCTTTGGTGTCACCACTCTCCCTTCGATATAGGGGATACACTGAGAAATCTACTCGGAAATTCTGGAAGATTGCAGTTTCACTTTGCGTATCACCTTGAATGTCAGTGCCATTACCTAATCCAGTGCCCTCCTTTGGCCAATACTGAGCACCAGTTTCGGAGCGAACATAATCACCAGATCCATTGCCACTTTTATCAGTGGTCTTTACTTTAAGACTGGTATCTTCACTCCATCTCAATTCAACGTTAGATCCCTTGCCAAAATTTGCTCCTGTAATCGGATCTTTAAGTACATACCAAGCTGGTTTGTGGCTACCGCCACGAGCAGGAAGCTTACTGTATCCACTCCTCATTGCTGTGGATACATTGTAGTCATGCTCATCACTACCATTCTTAGATTCGTAGACAGGAATTCTCTCAGGGAAACAGTTTTCAACACAAACTTCATCCTTATTCAAAGAGAATCCTTTTGGAAAATCAGTGCCACAGTTTGCTGCTGGGGGTGTCCAACCACCACCATAGTATTGACGGAAGGTACATTCCAGAGTGTTTCTTACACACGTCTCCCAGTCAGTCTCAGGTTTTCTACCGAGAGGACAGAATAATTCTTCTCCAGTTTCTAAATGTCTCCACCACTTACCCCTTCTCTGCTCATTTGCTGCTTTATCTCTCTTTACATCCTTCTTCTTAATAGGAATTGCTTTACCTTGACGCTTCAGTTTCCTGACATTTTCACAGTCAAAGGTATCTGTAGAGACAATGATGGGAAAACAATCTGGACAGTTTGGATCTGGAAGCTCAATATTGATTCCACCACCACAGGGTAACCACTCTTCAAGTTTTGGTGTGTCTGTACTTACATAAGTTGCCAAGTCTTTAATGATCCAACAGACCATTGGATCAACAATCACAGGAGGTAGGATGTCTGGAGGCAACACATCTGGTGGAGGAGGTAGCAGAG